ACCAAATAAAGTTTGACCTGCTTTACTTTCCATAATTCCTGGACCACTACCAAATAATGTAGACATTTCTCCACCTTTACCTAATATTCCTGATGTTGCAGAATCATACATTGTTTTAGTTACATCAGGTCTGTTTAAAATTTCTTTTTGAAATTTAGATATACCTTCTGCATTTAAATTACCTTCATCATATAACGTTTCAAAAGCGTCAAACTTATCTTGTTCAGCTAATGAAAGACTATCGTAGTATGCTTCTATTTCAGCTTGTGATCTAACGTTTGGTACACCATATTTATCTTGTCTAGGTGTTACTTTTCTTGTTTGTGCAGGTTTACCAAATATAAATTCATCTGACATTTGTCCAAGATCGGTTTCTCCAAGTTTAATTTTTCCAAGTATACCTTCACCTCCTCTTTGTTCATAAGCGCCCCCTGTTTCACCACCAGTAATTAAATCTCTAATACCGTAATCCCCTGGTTGTGATGTGCCAAATCTAAAATCTGTATCTGTTCCAAAAGTTCCTTGACCCGGTGCTGCTTCACTAAACCTTGCATAAGGTGCTGCTGTAAATGCTAAATCGCCAATATTAAATCTACCTTTTTGTTTTGCTGTACCTGCAAGATAAGCTGCTTCTCTATATCCTGGTGGAAGAAAAGGGGCTATTGTTCTTAAAGGTCCTGCTAATTCTTTAGGAACTAATTTTTGTGCAACTTTTGTAAATGGTTTTGTAACTTTGTTTAATGCTCTTTTAAATTTACTACCTATGCCATATTGTTTTCTGTTATCAAGACCCATGATACCACCAAAGGCAGCCATCTGTCTGTCTGGTAATACTGGTCCTATTGGTTTTGGTCCAAAAGGATTAACTGGATCTTCAGGACTTGGAAATATTGGACCTTTTGCAAGACCTCTAAAATAATTTTCTAAATCTTCATTATATTCATCAGTGCCTCTTAACGGTATCATCTCAGGAAAAACTCTTTCAAATTCAATTTGATATTCTTCTGTAGGAAATGCTTCTGATAAAGTTCTATTTTTAAAATATTTTATTACTTCTTCTATATTGTTTGGGTCTCTTCCTTCACTTGCTTTAAAAGTTTCTATAGCTTCTTGTACTGTAAGTCCTTCAGGTATACCCGCAGCCATCGCTTGATCTTGTTCCGGAGACTTTGGTCCCTCAGTACCTTCATAAGTAATAGGTTCAGCGCCTGTATTCAGTGATTTAATTCCTTCTTGATCTATCATAATTTTTATATTGAATTGTTAGAGGCAGGAATCATACCTGAGTTAATAATAATACTAGTTTTTGTCATATAAATCAACCTATGATGTTACGTCTCTTGGTTTAATTTCTAATGAAGATAACACTACATGCAGTCTATTTGCCGTAGCTGCTGTCACTTTTATAACTTCACTCTCTTGTACTATAAGTGGTGCTGTCAATAATTCTACCGTAGCATTAGCACCAATAGCTTTTGTTTTAAACAAGCTAAATACAGCACTAGCTGTGTCTGTAATAGTTATAGTTATAGTGTCCGCGTTTCCTGAATCTTCAGACACTAATATAGATTTAATTACAGCTGTTGAAGCTGATGGCACAGTATATAATGTTGTAGCTGCTGTGCTAGTTAGATCTACTTTTTTGTTTACAAATGAGTTAGCCATTAGTTTATAAAATAATTAAAAGATTCTATTTCGTCTTTTAAATCCTGTTGATATGTTGAGTTTAATTTTTGTATCACAGCAGACAAATCTCTGTTCAAAGATTCAGCTACGTTTTGTTTGTATTCTTTATCCGGGTGTGTAAGTACCTGTGTAATTCTAGCCATTATAAAGTAATGATGCCTCCCTTGCCATATCTAATTCTACCACCTTTATTATATCCACCATAACCAGCTGAATCATCAGCTTGAGCCGCGTCAGCTCCGGCTTGTGAAGAACTTTGTCCTATACCACTTTGCACTCCACCTGGACCACCATGATAAGGATTATTAGGTGCCCCTGGAGGAGCTGATCTTGGATCGTTGTCTATTCTATCTTGAATAATTGCTATTTGTCTTTTTTGTTCTCTAGCATTAATTTCATCAGCTAATCTTTGGTTTTCAGCAGCTACCCTTTGTTTTTCTTTTACAAAATCTGTTACTTTTTTTATACCTTTAATTCCAAGGTTTACTGGACTAATATTTGTATATGCACTATACAAATCTCCAATTATATCTGTAAATGAATTTTTAACAGGACCTGAAATGTTCATTTGATTATATCCTTTAATACCTAGATTACCAAAACTCATCGGATCAATAGGGGTATCAGTAGGACGACCCTCTCCTTCAATTGGTATAAAAGGAGGTGTGTAAGGTTGTATTGCAGGAATACCTTCTACTACTGGTGCAGTTAAATCTATATTAGAAGTTGTTGTAGGAGCTTTATAATTTCCTAAATTACCAAAATCAGTTGCTTCGTAAAGTGCGTTTAATTCTTCTATTGTCATTATCGTCTACCATCCGGTTGTATATCTATTCTAAATGTACCTAGTTTCCAAAACTGACTGGTGCTGGCGTTAGATACTTTTAATGATATTGATCTAGCCCTTGCTCTTGTGTCAATTTTCTGTGTACTACTGTTAACTGTAAACGGTCCAAGTGATGAACTGGCTGCAGTATCATTAGGAAAATCTTTTAAATTTAAAGTGACTACTGCATCTCCTGTTTGCGATAAAAAATCTGGTAATACTCTTCTTATTTTCATCATAAATTCACCGTCACCTCTAAGGTCTGCTGTTCCCCCTTCTGTCATACCTATATCAAAATCTCCTGATTGTATATTAGAAGTAATAGCACTAGTTGCACCTTCTTTAATTTGATCTAATCCTTTTTCGTGTTCATAATATATTGATGAGCCATCTGTATTACCCTGTACATATGTTGTACTTGTACTAGCAACATTTGTATCAGCATCATATTGTGATGCGTGAGGTTTACCAAATACTGCAGAGTCAGACCAAGCTGTTCTATCTAATGTACCTGTAGTCCATATAGGTCTCTCGTTTGATGATTCTATATAATTATAAGTAACAACTCTATTAACAACGTTAGATCCAGAATTTGGATAGAACCAACTAATCTCACCAAACAAATTATTAAGACCTGCATTGATGTGTTGTTTAGGAATTGTGTTTATATCATCAAACACATGATCTTCTACTAAACAAGGTAAAGATTCTAACTGTCCACCATATCTAAAGAAACCATTTTCTGACATCCAATATGCTGTACCATCAACTTCAACGCATGCGTTCTTACCAATCAATCCACAGTTAGTACCAACTTGTTCAAAAGCAAATGTAAAAGGTGCTCCAACAAATCTCATAATAAATAATGCTGTATCGGTCCAAACATAGATTGCATTTCTACCTCTTAGTGTGCCCACGATCCGTGATCCATCGGCCAATCTTTGTGTACCAGCACTATTAGTTGCTGTAGGAACATAATCAGTAATATCTTCTTGAGAAGAAAATCTTATAAACATTTCGTCTTGAGTTGATTTTGTGCCAATTGTAGTCTCTGTTCCAAAAAATATTAAGTGTCTGTCAGGAGTAGATACTAACATATCACGTGACGCTGTTGGTGCACCAGTTGCAATTGTTGCTCTTGTGTTGGTTGCATTAGATGCGTCTGAATCCCATGTAAAACTTTCTCCATTAAATATTGTTGCAACTAAACTATTACCTAAATTGTCCAAGGACCATAATCCTGGATCAGTTACAATATCTCCTGATGCTGCAGCATTCCATGCAAAAAAGTTTGATGCATCTGTAACTGTTGCGCCACTTGAGTGGATTGCTGCTGTTGTACCAGTAGCTCCTCTTGTTAAACCTGATAATGTGCCACCACTATTACCGGTGTAAGTAATTAGTTCAGAACCAATTTGTACTGTACCTGAAGATGGAAATGATGTTGAACTTGCCATAGTTAATGATGTAACTGATGCATTTATTCCTGATGAAAGAGTTGATGTAAATTGTCCTTGTTGTACACCACCCCATGATCCAAGACCCCAACCCGTAGATGCAACCTCAACCGCCGGTCCAACCGGATAATAATGTTTTACTCTAATACCACCAGAAGTGCTTGCACCTGATCCTGATTCGTTAGAAGCCATTGTAATTGTTAGAGTGGTATCAGTTGGTATATCTGTTACCATAAATTTTGTATCGTCAAAATTTGCAGATGTAAAATTAGAATTTGTTATTGATGTAAAATTATCTAGTAAAATTATATCACCTTTGTTTGCATTGTGTGCTGATGCAAATGTAATTGTAACAACTGCTGATCCATTAGTTGTACTAAAAGCACTTGTTAAAGTTGTTGTAGCTTTGATCGGATGTATGTCATAAAATATACCACCAGAGTATGCGTATAAAATCCTGTTTGTACCTAATGCTGCAAATTTAATACCACTAGCATTTACAAAATGATGTATTGCTGTGTTTCTACCCGTTAAACTTGTAGAACCTAATTGTGCCCAACCTCCAATTTTTTCTGGATAACCATATCTAAATCTAACATTGTCGCCATCAACCCATTGGCCTTCGCCGCCTGTTGATGTGACTTGTTTATTAAACCCAGGTTGAAAGTTAACTTTTTGTAACATATTAAAAACTTTTTATTATTTAGGGTTAGCAACTTTAATAGCTTTTATAGCCTTATACCATTCTCCTGTTTTATTACCTTTGTCTGCGTCCATATCATGATACAATAAATCTAATTGAGTCTCGATAGTTCCATAAGCTTTTCTTCTCATGTCTAAAATTGTTCTAGCAAGAACTGCATCATTAATAGTTAGACCCCATTCTTGACAATAGGTAAAGTCATAT